TCGATCGTTGTATCCGGATGGTGACGTATGAGCGCAGCATGAAAGACCTGCGTCAGCAGAGTGATTGACGCTGTGCCCTCATCGGAAAGATACTTGCCGATCTGGGGGAAGGACTTTCCGGTCTCATTCTCGACATGACGCACAGCACCGTTCCCGAGCTTCAGCGTCCAGTCTTTTTCCAGAGCCTTGAAGCCGACCTCGCCTTTGATGTCGTTTGCCATTATGCCGCCGTCCCCCATGTCTCGGCGCCGGAAACCGCAACGGTCAGCGTGGCGGTCATCCGGTCATCAATCGGAATCGCCTTCGAGAATCCGATGATGCTCGCCTCATAGGTGACCGTGACGCGCGGCGCCGCGCCGGGGAACGTGATGCGGTGATTGACGTTCTCGCCGGACTCGAAGAGTTCCCGCAACAGGACATCGGTATCGCTACCGGGAACCCAGTTGATTTCGAAGGAAGCTTCGCCGTTGTCGATAAGGCCGGAGATATACTCGCGGCGACGGTTCGGGCTCTGCATGTGAGTGGCGTCAATGCGATCGGCGGTTGCTTCGCCGGGCGTCACGTTGATAACTTCGGCAACCTCGACGAAAGCCGGAACGCCCAAGCTCTTGTCCCAGATTTCATAAATTGTGCCATAGCCAATGCGGGCGTCGGTCATGATGGTTCTCCATAGTGGATGGTAACGTCGATGGAATTTCGGAAAAGAGCGGTCACATCCCCCGCGTCTGCGGCAGGCAGTTCGCGCTCGCTCTCGATGAAGATCGCCTGTATCGGACCCGAGGCGTAGCCCGACAGAATTCCTTTGATCTGGCGCGATATGGCCGTCACCTCGGTATACGTATCCGCATAAACGTCGATCTGGACGCGGATTGCGACATAGCCGGACGCTCCTCGCATGTGATAGTTCGGAGGAGCGTCGACCCTCTGAAGAAGGACGTAAGGGCAGGAAACGCTCTGGGGGGCACGCACCCAATATCGCTTTCCGCCGGCCACAGAAGCCAGCAGGCCAGTCAATATCTCCTGCATTGGAAAGCCTACTTCTTTCTCGCCAGTCGGCGCGCCGCCTTCTCGATATGAAACCAGAGAGAATTGGCGATCCGGTTCAGTGTCGGCGTTTTTTCCGCATCCCACGCCGGCCGCATAAACGGCTGGGCGGGGTGCCGTTCGTTTCCGAACTCCTGCTGCACGCCGGCGGGGTTGTTGGTGCCGACGAACATTTCCTGAAACGTGGGAGCAGTCTCCTCACGATGGAGGGAGCGCTGACGAGAATTGAGCCGTGTCGAGACATCGATGCTGTCGTAAAGGTGATACTCGTCACGAGGCGCAAGCTGTCTGGCGGTTCTCGCCATAGGCTCCGCCGCATCCCGCAAGACATCCCGAGCGACCTTTTTCCCAACCGACCGGGGCAGCGCGGAAAGAGCGCTGTCGAGATCCTTCAGGCCATCTATGGTCACTGTCTGTTTTGCCATCAATCCACACTCGTGATCGCGGTAATCTCAAGGAAGCGGCTTCGCCCCTCATCGGCCTGTTTGATGCCAAGGATATTCCAGAGCCTGTCATCGTGGCGGATGCGATCGGTCGGCGCTATACCGCGAGCAGTGACGCTAGATCGAATGACGAACCGGCTCATCAGTGTGGCGCCAACCTGACCGGCGGCAAATTTTTCACTGTCGCTCGCATCCCTGCGCCTCGCCCAAACGGTCGCAAGGTCGGACCAAGCTTGGATAGGCTCGTTGAATTCATTATTTACATCAGTCGAGCGCTGAAATGTAATGCGCCGATCGAGATCACCGGCTTCCATGATCAGACCCTCAGCCATCTATATGGATCAATGAGGATGGTGCTGGCCTTAGGGAGTGGCACCGAGCCCATTCGACTTTCATACATCGCCGCAACATACATCATGGCGGCGACCTTGAATGTTGCCTCCTTGCCGAGAGGCACCAGCGAGATATTGCAGTACTGAAGAACCGCAGCTTCCGCAGCACTCATGTAAGCCTCGATGAGAGCGTCGTCGTCCGTAACGTCAACGCGAAGATGCTGCTTCACCTCATCGAGAGTGTACAGCGGCCCTGTCGTGAGAACGACGACATCTCCCATGGTATCAGCCTACTCGGTTGCGTTCAGGTTTTTGGAGACGGCTTCCTGACCCGAAATCGTGGGGTCATTGAAGTCGATGCGGTTTTGCGTCTCTGACGTTCCCTTGCGGGGATCAGCGTCAACGGCGACGTGCGTGGGATCCACATCGGGAACCGACTGGATGGGCGCGCCAGATGGGGAGAATTCGGTGGCAGCAGCGATATTCGCCAGAGTACCCTCATCCGATTTGACGGCGGGCGTCTTCGCCACGGTTTTCACCGTTGCGGCCTTGCCGGTAGCGGTCTTTTTGGTAGTCATCTCGCTATCCTCTATTTAAATCAGGAAGGAAGGCGGCAGCTTCCACTGCCGCATAACGCTGTAATTACGGGTTCACAGCAATCTTGAGCGCACGCATGGGCTCAGGGTTGTAGACGCCGCCACCGACGCGCTTCGTGGTATAGAAGTGGACGAATGGCTTATTGGTGAAGGGGTCACGCAACACGCGGATGCCAACCCGATCAACGACCAGGTATGTGGCCTCCATGTCGCCGTAGAGCGCAGCGATGGCGTTCGCCGCGACGTTCGGCATATCCGGGATCTCAACGATCGATTCCCCGGCGAGCGTCGCAGGCTGGCCGGCAGCAAACGAGGGCTGCCACAGGTAATTGCCCTGACCATCCTTCAGCTTGCGCATGGATGCCTGGGCAAGCCGGCCCGTGAAAAGCTTGGCGTTCTGCCGGTAGACGGCCGGGATCGAATAAAAGAGGTCGATGAACGCATCCGAAGTGAGAGCCGCAGCAGAGCCGCTGTTGATCACCTCGATAGCGCCCCATGGGTGACGTGCCGCATTTGCCGCCCCGGTAACGTAGGTCAAAATCCCGTGCGGCTTATTGGTGCCGTCACCGGAGAGGAAGGCGATGCCTTCCTGTCGGGCGAACTCAGTATCAACTTCCGCGCCCAACCATTCTTCCAGGTTGATCGCAGAATCATCGAGAAGCTGCTGGGAGATTGCGGGGTTGGCGTAGATTTCGCCAAGCGGGAAATCCAACTGCCCGATCTGCGGCGTGGAAGTCGCAGGGCGAGCAGCCGTTTCACCGACCCAGCCGGAGCCGACCGCGCGATCCGTAAACAGCTTCTTGAACCCAGCGCCAGTGATCGAAATCACGCGAGCGTTGGCGCGGATGGGAGAAACCAGCTTGAGCTTGCCGGTAATCGTGCGGTCCCACTCGACGGGAGCGAGATAACCGCCATCTTCGGCAACACCCTTTGTCATTGCGGACTTTACGTCGCCCTTCCGCATATGGGCCTTGAAGGCATCGACATATTCCGGATCTGCGGGAATGTCGCCGATGACGCCCGAGCCGATGTCAGCAGCCGCCAGTTTGGCGTTCAGATCGTCAATTGCCTTCTGGAAATTGGTCTGAAGGTCACCCACAGCAGAGTTAATCCGTTCAACTTTTTCGTTGACGACGACATCGTCAGTCTTTGCCTTGAGCTTCTCGTCATTGGCCGCCTTGAAGTCCTCGAAGGCTTTGGCGAGATCCGCCAGCATCTTTTTCGGGTCGGACGCATCGGCCCGTGGCGCTGCGGACACCGCACGAGGACGAGCCATCAGCGGATCCGCGAGAGCAAACGCGCCGGCCACGAAAGCGGCAGGCAGAATTGCGGGAACGGAAGCGGCAGCCTGGACGAGTTCGCCCATGGCATAAACGTTGGCAGCAGTCAGGCAGGCCGTGGCGACGATCGCCACGAGCATGAAAAATCGCTTCATCTCGAAGCTCCTTATGATTTGAGTAAAGCAGCGAGCGCGGCTACGCCGGCCCATTCATCGTCGCCAGCGCCCGGCGTGGCTTCAGTGGCAGCGCCTGGCGTGCCCTTGATCTTGTTGATGCGGGCGCGCGCATCTGAACGCGTCATACCCGCAGACACGAGCGATATCTCGGTCGCCCGCAGTTCATTGATAGACTGATCGTTTGCCTTTGCGTCTTCATCGACGGTCATGGCATCCGAGGCCAGAAGGCCGTCAGCAAACCCTCGCTCAATCGCCTGAGATCCAGACATGTAGGTCTCAGAATCCATCCACTTGGCGATTTCTTTGGCGTCACGCCCAGAGCGTGCGGCATAAAGGTCAACCATGGCCTGATCGAAAGGCTCAAGCCATTCGCCCGTTTCCCGCATGTCATGTCGGTTTCCAACGGCAACGACCCAGCAATTGTGGATCATAACGAAGGATGCGGCGCCGATCTCGATCGTATCGCCAGCCATGGCGATGATGGACGCCGCAGATGCGGCCATTCCCATGATCTTGACGGTGATTGGCTGCGAGTGTTCCCGGAGAACATTGTAGATCGCAATGCCCTCGAACATGTCGCCGCCGGGGCTGTTGATCTGGACTTCGACAGGTCGAGGCCCGATGGCTCTGAGCTGCGCAGCGATCTTCTTCGCAGTCACGCCACCACCAGACCAGTAATCCTCGCCGATGGCCTCGAACATGGTGATGACGTTGTCGCCTTGATTAACCGCGCGAACGCCGGCAGATTCAGCGGCCCATTTGTCGAAGACGCTTGGCTTCGTTAGAGCCGACACGTCACGATTTGCCGGGATTGGCAACGCGCCTGGTCTGGCTTTGGCGAAGACGCGAAGGGAAGGACTACGCTTCATTTTCGCTTTTCTCCTTTGGGGCAGCAGCACTCGCCGTGCCTTTGCTGACCATGTCTCCATCTGGCGTTTCCGGATAATCCGAGAGGTCGCGGACTTCATTCTGCGAGAGCCAGCCAGGTGCGCCGCCAGCGCCGAGCGCCTTGGCGAAGAAATCCGCCTGATCTTTCATCGATCCACGAAGCAGTGCGCCAGGATTGAATTTCGCGGAATATCGATCCCGTTCGCTCTCTTCGAGAAGGCTGCGTTCTGCTGCCTGCTGCCAGCTTTCGAACCACGGTCCGAGGGCATATTGCACAAAGAACCGGCCGAGGGCCTCAATACCGGACCCCCAACTGGTCTCATCAACCATAAGAAGCGGCCGAGGTACGCCAGTGACACGGGCGATTTCCTCAACCTGCATTTTGCGGGCTTCAATAAGCTGGGAATCCTTCGCGTTTGTCGCCCGCGTGCTGAACTTCATCCCTTCTTCAAGAATGAGGTTCTTTCCGGCATTTTCAGCACCCTCTTTTTCAGCAAGCGATGCTCGCAATCTTTCGAAAGCTGGGTCTGAAAGTTTACCGGGGTGCTCAAGAGCGCCGCCGACCATAGACCCGTTTTTGAATATGCGGGCGGCAGCAAGTTCGGCTGAAAGGGCGATTCCTATTGCGTCTCTCGCCTGTTTAACCAACGATATGCCATTAATTCCGTCGATCGAAACGCCACGGAGGTGAAAGATTTCGTCACCGGAATACGTTTTCTGACCACCGGTCTTTGGTTGGTATCTATAGCTAACTGACCAATCAGCATTCTGAATAGGCGTTACCCTCTCCGGATCCAAAGGTATGAGTCGCAACACTGCACGCCGCCCAGTCCTCAGATTCTGACTCCAGATGATCAAAGCATAAGCGTTACCGTGGGCCAGAGCTCTCATCTGCATGAGTACACGGAAATCGAAAGCGGTCTGCCAATTGTTGGGTTGCCGATGCAAGACACGGTAGAGAGGGTGATCGCTCGCCTTTTCCTTTGTCTCGTCATCAATGAGCTGAAACGGCAACATACCGATAGCATTCGAAATCAACGTGAATGCCCGAAACAACGAGGTATTTCTCATCGCCGTCTCGACTGTAACTGTCGCGCCCGATCCAGCCTCATGACCGGTTCGCAAAAATTCCAACAATCTCGGATCGTCGAGCGAGTATGTCACATACCCCTGCCCGCCGGAATCTGCCCGAGGTTGATTCGGCTCAGAACCGGCCGCCGGAAATCCAAAGAGTCGGCTGAAAAAACTCACGTTAAACCATCCTTATTCCGCGAGTCTCGTAAACCGAGGTCCCAGTGGCCTCAGGGTTTAAAAACATCAGCATTGCTGCGTTGAACGCGGCCATCAAAGGGTCAATCTTGGAGGCCCCCGCCGCCTGCTTGGTGACGATGTAGTTTGAGCCGCGAAGCTCCGTTTTTGCGTTGCCAACGCACCAAGCCATTAGCGGTTGACCGCAATGCAGAAGCGTCCTGTCCTTCAATTTACGGGGAAGCGTCGTGATCGAGGACTGAAGTTTCCAGCCCTGACCGACCGCCATCGTTAAATCACCCGACATGCCGCGTTCGGCCAAGGCATCGAGGAGGCTTGCCACCCCGTATGCATCAAGGCCGATAGCCGCCTTTTCGGGAAGCAACCCCGCCATCAGAAGCCGCTCACAGATATCCGCCATTTCGGTGATAT